AGTTCGACGCTAAAGCGAAAGCACTCTCCGAACGCATCAAAACCGCCGCCCCAGCCGGCCGATCCGGTCGGCCCGCATCAGGCGGAACCACCAAAACCGACGAGATGGACCCGAAGAAACTCGCCGAACGCGCCGCGAGCCGCAAACCGGGCATCCGAATCTACTAACCAGGAGCACACCTCATGGCAAACACCATCCTCAAGGCCGAGCAGATCCTCTCTGCTGGTCTCGGCGTCCTCGAACGCGACGTAGTCCTTCCGAGCATCGTCGCCTCCGATGCATCGCAGCACTTCTCCAGCCGGTCCCCGAAGAACGACACTGTCAGCATCCGTGTCGCCGGCCGCACGGTCGCGAAGGACAAGCCGTGGCGAGACAAGACCGCCGCGATCGAGATCTCCGACCTGAACGAATTCAAGGTCGACGTGAAACTCGATCAGCACCCGTACAACGCGATCGAACTGACCGACGAAGAGCTGACCCTCGACATCGACCAGTTCACCGAGCAGGTTGTCCTGCCGCAGACTCGTTCTGTCGCAGAGCGCCTCGAAGACAAGATCGCATCGAAGATCACGTCGGCGTCGTACCCGCTGAACTCGCTGATCGCAATCGGCAGCGACTTCTACGCCGCCGCAGTCAAGGCCCGCAAGGAACTGAACGACTACCACGTTCCTCAGACCGATCGAGTGTTCCTCGTCGGCACTGCCGTGGAAGCGTCCATCCTCCTGTCGGATCAGTTCCGCAAGGCAGATCAGGCTGGCGATGCGAACGCGCTCCGTAATGCCACCATCGGTTCTGTCGCGGGGTTCCAGATCGTCGTGTCGAACAGCATCCACCCGCAGGAGGCGTTCGCGTTCCACCGCAGCGCCTTCCAGGCTGTATACCGCGTTCCCGCTTCCCCTCTGGGTGGCGTCGACACGGCATCCGGTTCTTACGCCGGCATCGCGTTGCGTTGGGTTCGTGACTACGACTCCACGCACATGGTGAACCGCAGCGTGTTCGACACGTTCTTCGGCATCAACGTTGTCACTGATCCCGACGACTACGCGGACCCGAACTCGACGTTCAGTCTGAAGCGTGCAGTGAAGCTGACTCTCGGTGACATCAGCTACACCGTCACTCTCGGTGCTGCTACCGCTGGCACGTTCACTCTGACTGTCGGTGGACGCACGACCGCTGGGATCGCGTACAACGCGACCGCGGCGGCTGTGAAGACTGCGATTGTCGCTCTCGATGACGGGATCGCTGCTGCTGATGTGACGGTCACCGGCTCTGCTGGTGGTCCGTACACGGTGACGGTTCCCGGTTCGCTGACTGGCTCGGGTTCGGGCCTCACTGGCGGATCGTTCGCGGTCACCCAGGCGTAACACCTGATGCCCACCCCCCACGCCTCCCTACTCCGGGGCGTGGGGCTGGTGGGACCAAATGCTTGGTGGTTGGTGCGTCAACACACATCCCGGCACAGGCTCATTGACATGTGTGAAGGCCGCTTGGGGTTTTCATGCCGGGTTCCTTTCGGCCCTGTAGCAGCGTACAAACATCTCGGCATGCCCGAGATGGCCTGCGCACCAACCATCAACACCCCGAGGAGAATCCGTGCTCGTCTATGCGACCGCCGATCAACTGGAAACATGGATGGGGGAAACCCCTGAACCTGCCCCCGCGAAGGTGACTGCAATGCTGCGGGAAGCATCCGGCCTCGTCGGCACTGCATGCCAGTGCGACATCTACGACACCCTCCCGAACGGTAAGCCCTCGGATGATGATCTGTCGGAGGCGATGCAGGAAGCGACGTGCGCGCAAGTGCATGCGTGGTTGGCGTCGGGTGATGATCCGATCAAGGGCGCCGGCGGTCAGGAGCCGCGGTTGACGACGACCGCGATTGATGGTGCGTCGTTGTCGTATGACACGTATTTGACGGCTCCGGATCGGATGAATGCGCTGAAGTTTTTGGCGCCTGGTGCGTTGCGGATTCTGCGGTTGGCGGGTTTGGCGTCTTCGGCGGTGCAATCGTCATGAGCGCGATGGATGCTGCGTTGGCCGCTATCGACGCTGAGATCACTGCGTCTCGTGGTGATCGGGTTGAGTTGGATCATGATTCGACTGAGTCTCGCGGGTATCGGCGTGGTCTTGCGTACGCGCATTTCCTGATTCGTGAGGCGGTGGGGTCGTGAATGCGGCTGAGTTGATCGAGAAGGCTTGGTTCGTGTGGCCGATCACCGTGCAGAGGCATGCGGGCGAAGGACCCTACGGACCTGCTTACGATCCGCCTGACTCTGGTACGCCCGAGCATCCGTTGCTCGGGAAGATCACCACCAAACGCAAACTCGTGAAGGCCGCTGATGGTTCTGAGGTCATCTCGGAGGCCCGCGTCAGTTTGCCGGTTGGGACTGCGTTGATTCCTGTCGATTCGCTGGTGACATTGCCGCCCGAGTTTGGTGGACGCACAGCGCAAGTCTTGGCCGATCAACTGCACCATGACGGCAACGGTTTGACCCCGAACTTCTACAGCATCGACCTCACCTAGAAGCGTTTAGGGATGCCACAACTGGTGCGCAGTTTGGGCACCACACACCAGTCTTGACGCGTTCCATTCTTTCTGCGCAACGGAATTCGCATATGCGCAGTGCTTCGGATTCACGCCAATTTTCAGGCAACGTGAACGCGCTTTTTGGCTGATCCATTCCTCAAGTCTACTT